GCAACACAATTAACAGCAGATGATTACCAGTTCGAGATTGAAGAATCAATTCAAGGACAGGAAGCATTGAACTCAGCAGTAAGCGTAACATTTACAAGTTCAGGTTCAAGTTCAGATGCTAACACAATGGCAGCGGCTATTAATGCGGCAGGCCTAACAAATGTTGAAGCAGCAGTAACAGCAAATAATCAAGTAACTATTTCACACAAAACAGGTGGTGAAATTAGATTACGTGATGTAGGAAGAGATGCAATTGGTGCATTGTTTACACCATACAACATCGATACCGCAGAAGGAACTGCAAACTTCTACAACTTATCAGATGCTTCACTAACAGCAGGACAAAGCCAATTAGCGCCAGGTGCTGATGACTCTACTGCTGAAAATAGATATCTTGCTTCAAACTGGCAACCACTTTCTGCAAGTGATTTTTACGCTAGTGCAGATAATCCAGAAGCAGAACCAGCAGACGGTCAACTATGGTACAATCCAGAGTTTTCAGAAGTGGATATTATGATCCATGATGGAAACACATGGGTCGGATATAGAAGTGCAACAAGTCCATACACTGAAGCGGCTAGCGACAGAGTTGGATACACACCTATCGTAAGCGCATCTAATCCATACGTTGCAGGTACAACTGTTGATGGTGATCTTTGGATTTCTACAGCGGATATTGAAAACTATCCTATAATTTACAAGTATGACAGCAACCAATCAGGACCTGCTTCAGAAAGATGGGTGTTAGTTGACAAGACTGACCAAACTTCAGAAGATGGAATCCTGTTTGCGGATGCACGCTACGGCGCAACTGGTGCTACTGGTAACACAGCAGCAACTATCAAAGATCTACAAAAGGTAGATTTCTTAGATCCGGATGCTCCAGACCCAGCACTGTATCCACAGGGCATGCTGTTATGGAATCTACGTAGAAGTGGTGGTAACGTCAAGCGTTATGCTAACAACTACATTGATATCACAGCAGACAACACACGCTTCAATAACAGCGAAGCAATGACTAACTATGCAACTGATCGTTGGGTTACTGAATCAGGTAACAACGAAGATGGATCGGGTTCTTTCGGTAGAAAGGCACAGCGTAAGGTTGTTGTTCAAAGAATGAAGAGTGCTATTGACACAAGCAGCCAAATACGTGATGAAGAACGAAGAAACTTCAACATTATTGCTGCTCCTGGATATCCAGAATTAATGAGCAACCTTGTTAATCTTAACATTGACAGAGGCTTAACAGCATTTGTTATTGGTGACACACCACTAAGATTAGCAGCGGATGCAACAACATTAACAAACTGGGGTTCGAATGCTAACCTAGTTACAGATAACGGCGACGATGGCTTAGTAACATACGATGAATACCTAGGAACGTTTTATCCAAATGGATTTACAACTGACCTAGGAGGTGCAAACGCAGTTGTTCCAGCATCACACATGATGATGAGAACCATTGCACTAAGCGATCAGGTATCGTTCCCATGGTTTGCTCCGGCAGGTACACGACGTGGAGGAATTTCAAATGCAACAGCAGTGGGATACATTGATGCTGCAACAGGCGAGTTCCAAACAGTGGCCCTGAATGAAGGACAAAGAGATACGTTGTATGATCTAAAGATTAATCCAATCACATTCTTTAATGGAGTTGGTTTGGTCAACTACGGTCAGAAGACTAGAGCAAGAAATGCAAGTGCTTTAGACAGAATCAACGTAGCACGTTTGGTAGTGTACATGCGTAGCCAACTACAAAAATTGGCTCGTCCGTATATTTTTGAACCAAATGATAAGATTACTAGAGATGAGATTAAACAAGCAGTTGAAAGTTTACTTCTTGAACTAGTGGGTCTAAGAGCAATTTACGATTTCGCAGTAGTTTGTGATGAAACAAACAATACTCCGGCTAGAATCGATCGTAACGAACTATATGTTGACATTGCGATTGAGCCAGTCAAGGCTATTGAATTTATCTACATACCATTGCGTGTCAAGAACACAGGGGAGATATAAGACATGCCTATTACATCATTAAATAACTTTTCAGTTCCGACAGACGCAGGCAACCAAGTGCTCTTGATGCCTAAATTAAAGTATCGCTTCCGCGTTACTTTATTAGGATTTGGAGTTAGTGCTGCAACTGAACTAACTAAACAGGTAGTTGATGTTTCAAGACCAAAAGTTGGTTTTGAAGAAATGACACTAGACGTTTACAACTCAAAGGTTTACCTAGCAGGTAAGTATACCTTTGAAACGATCACACTTAACTTGCGTGATGACGCTAGTGGCGAAGTTCAAAAACTTGTTGGACAGCAGGTTCAGAAACAGTTCGACTTTGTTGAACAGGCTTCTGCAAGATCTGGTATTGATTATAAATTCACAACTAAGATTGAAGTATTAGACGGTGGTAATGGAAATAATGCTGCTGGAATTAACGTTCTAGAAACAGCAAACCTATATGGTTGTTTCCTAACTAACGTAGACTACGGAGATGCTAACTATGCAACCAACGAACCAATGGATGTTGCACTATCAATTAGATTTGACAACATGGTACAATGGGGTGCTGGAGAGCAGGGCGTTGGTGTTGGTATTGGAGCAGCAGTGGAAAGAACAATTGGAGAATCTACTACTGGTGCTGGTTCAGCTCAAGGCTAATATTATTCTTAGAATTGGAATTAAAAAGCCCGGATTTTTTCCGGGCTTTTTTTATGGCTAAATACTAGTATGGCAAACAAATTTACTAGATTTCTAACCGACGTATTCACAGGAATAACAAATCCAAAGGGTAGAGTAGCAAACTATACCCATGCCACACGCCTGTTTATAGATGATAATTTTAGGCTTGCCCCCAAAACAAAATTCAATTATTATCTTAGAATAGAACTAGATCCTAGTGCCCACAAGGCAGCAAATTTTACAACCAAACATGCTGAAGAAACTGGCCTGCTTGTAAAAACAGCGGACCTGCCAAAGTTTAAATTTGATACGGAAACATACAATCAGTATAATCGAAAGAGAATTGTATACAAGATGATAAATTATGATCCTGTATCATTTACCTTCCATGATGATAACCAGGGCGTGATAAACGCACTTTGGGCAATCTACTATGGTTACTATGTTAAGGATAGACATCTTCCTAATTCAGCATACGGCAGTGAGGCTGGTCCATACAGAGCCACCGGTAGTGAATTCGACAAGTATAGATATGGACTGGACAATGACATAAGCGGTCCTCTATTTAGAAGTGTCACGCTTTATACCATGGGGCGCAGAAGATTTATAGGATATACTCTCGTAAATCCAAAGATAACTTCCTGGGAACACGGAAACAGAGACTATGCGGCCACATCAGAGCCGGCAGAAAGTTCCATGACACTTGAATATGAATCAGTGGTATACAGTGCTGGTACTGTATCAGAAGGATCACCAAAAGGTTTTGCAACACTGCACTATGACAACTCGCCATCACCACTTACTGTTGCTGGTGGAGGAACTGGTAACCTACTAGGCGAAGGTGGTGTATTAGACGGATTAGAATCAGTGTTTGGTGCAATAGGTGATGGAACTGCATTTAGTTCTGGTGGTAATTTTTTAAGCACTGCAATCAAGGCAGTAAATACCTATAAGGGTGTCAAAGGTTTAAGCAAGGCTGGATTGAAAGCGGAAGCAATTAATATTCTAACAAGTCCTGCGGGAACACAAGCAGTAGCAAATACCATAAGTGGAGTTGCAGGAGCGGTATTTAACAAGAATGATCCAAACAATGGAACAACAAAAGGATCAAGCAAAAAATTAACTGATAGTGAAGGATCATCCTAATGGACCCAAAAACTAATTTACCAGAAAAGCAGATAAACGACAGTGCGGCTAGAACAAAGGTATTCTTTGATACCTACGGTAAGGCTCCTCTAGAATTTAATGCAACAGAAGTTGATGCAACAATAGGATTTTTTGAGGGAAGGGGATTTGCACAGGAAGCAGCGCAGAGCATTTCCATGAGCGTGTTGAAACAGGCTAAACTAGAAAATGTAAATATTTTTAGTATACTAGATGATTTAAAAAAATTGGATGAACTACAAATAAGTGGACTGGTAAGTGAAATATTAAATAATAATAGACCAGCAACATCTACTCTTGGATATAGGCAGAGAACACCAGACATAACTAAACAAAGAAACGTGGTACCATAATGGCTAAGTTTGCTCAGGGAAGATTCGAAATGAAAAATCCTGGCAAGTATGTGGGTACTAAAAAACCTCTTGCTAGAAGTAGTTGGGAATTTGTTTTTATGAGGATGCTGGATGAACATCCAGGAGTACAAAATTGGGCAAGCGAGAGCATACAGATTCCGTACAGAGATCCACTAACAGGAAAGTACACGATTTATGTTCCTGATTTCTTTATAGTGTATCAGGACAAGAATGGAAGGAAAAATGCAGAGGTTGTTGAGGTTAAACCAAAAAACCAAACCATGAGAGAAAATGTTGGCAAGAGCAGATACAACCAAGAACAGTACATTAAGAATATGGCAAAATGGGAAGCAGCCAATGCTTGGTGCAAACAAAAAAAATTAAGATTTAGGATAGTAAGCGAGGATGATATTTTTCACACTGGCTCAAAGAGACGATAAGTAATAGTATGACAAAAAAATTAGAAGAATTGTTTAATCTAGAAGATCAAGAAAATACTGAACAAGAAAAGTCAGTTGAAAAAGTGGAAACGACCGAAGTGTCTCCACAACAAATTAAAAGCCTTGATGATAGTTATAAGGAAGTCCATAAGATTACGGGAAATCTTCCAAAAATACAAGAATTGGATTCTATGGAAGAAAAGGATTTGGACAGTCTAGCAGATAAGGCAGAAAAAGCCTATGATGATTTGATGGATTTGGGCATGAATGTTGAAGTAAGATACAGTGGTAGAATATTTGAAGTGGCAAGCAGCATGCTGAAAAATGCCATCGATGCAAAGACTGCAAAGGTTGATAAAAAACTTAAAGCAGTAGATCTACAGTTAAAAAAATTAAAAATAGACAAGGATTCGCCTGATGACAATGATGTTTTGGATGGAAAGGGCTACGTAATGCTTGATCGCAATGAATTAATTAAGAAATTAAGCGAAAAGGAATAAATACATACATGAAGACGTTTAAAGAATATCTATCGGAAAGCAAGAAAACCTATAGTTTTAAGGTTAAAATTGCTGGTGACTTACCCGAAAGTTTCGCCAATGATCTTAAATCTAGGCTTGAAAATCGTGGCATTATGCAGTTCGAACAGATGAAGTCGACTCCAGTTGCACAAGTACCACATGATTTTCCAGAATTAAAAAATATGGAAGTTCATACTTTTGATGTAATGACAGAATACCCACTTACAACAAGTGAAATTGAAAAAGAAATTTTTGAAATGGGCTGTTGCCAGGCAGGTTATTACAAGGTTAGAAACAGTGCAAGTCCAACTGAAATTGATCAAATTACGGCAGGTGACAATGCAGATTATGAGGGTGCATTGCTTCATGACAACGAATACAAAGATGGCATGAAAGTAAAGCATAAAGAATATTTTGGAGATGACTTCAACAAGGGATTTTTAAAGGAACTTTCCAAGGAAGCAAAGGAAAGAAAAAAAGAACTAGGTCATGATAAATTGAAAGCAGATGTTTATCAGGACACGCCTAAACTAAAACAGGATAAAGCAGGGGTAAAGAGTCCTGTAGGGAGTAACTAATATGAATTTTCAAGAACTATTAGCCAAAATGCAGGAACTAGACACAGCAAAGGTTGAATCACCTGTAGAGCAAAGCACAGAAGAATGTGGAATGCCAATGGCGCCAAATATGCCATCTCCAGAGCCAAAAGATAAGGCTTCAATGAGCATTAACATTAATGCACAGGGAGACGCTATTGATGATGTATTAAGATTAATGACAAAAGTTAATCCGGACATGATCAATCAACCAGAAAAACCTGCAATGCCTAGTTTATCTATCATGGCACCAGGAATGGACGGACCAATGGATGCTCCGGAAGGACCTCCAATGCCAAAACCAATTAATAAAATTTTACCAGACTTCGACGCTGACAATGATGATATGCCAGGCGGAGAAAAAGATATGATTGCTATCAAGGCAATGGGTGACGAAGGTGAAGACAATGATTATGATGATGACGGTAAACTAGACCGCCATGAAAAAGATCATGATGATGAAGAAAAATTACACAAGACTGTTGACAGAGATGACGATGGTGACCATGACATGGATGACCATGACATGGAAAAGAAAGATAAAGAAGAAGCATATGCTAATGAGCCTGATGAAGATGAAAGAGATATTGATTATATCACTAAGAAAACTTCAGGCGGCATGAACAGAATGAAAGGAACGCATCCTAAGGTTGCTGGAGCAGACAATCCAATGCAGCGTGTCAAGGAAGGTGACGAACTGCGTGCTTCTATCAAGGAACAATTGCTACAAGCACTAGAAGAACATAAAGGAGCGAAATAATGGCAAACTTACTCACAACAACAATAGGCGGCGGCAGCGCAGTATTAGTTGCAGAAAATCGTAAACCAGCCGCAAGTGTTTCTACAATTGATTATGCTGGTAATAAGGATTTGACTCTTTTTGTTGTAGACTTCAAACAGGCAGCAAATGCTGAAGTTGGAGCAAATGAAGCAATACAAGCAGTTATCGAAATTATTGGCAAGTATGCAACTATCGTTATACGAGGCGATTTATTCGATACAAACACACAAATGGCATTCGCTGTAGAAACAGCAAACGAAACTGCTGATTGGGACGGTGCTGGAGCAGAAACACTTGTAGAGCAAATTGAAGATGAAATTCAAGCATTAGGCGGAACATATGGAAACAACAATTTTCCAATGAACGCTGTTACTTGCGAAGTTAAAACATCATTTAGTAATTTCACACACTCATAATAGACGTTTTCATATCTATCCAATAGGGCCGCAAGGCCCTNTTT